TTGCTGCCATAGCCAGCCACAACCTTGGAATCAACCAAGAGGCTGCCAGGCACGGGTCTGATGCCCTTGTTTTAGACCCAGAAAATGACAGACTCAAAGCCAATCTCGCATTCTACGCTGAGGCTATTGCTAATATCTAGTCTGGTCACCTAGCCAGAGGTATGAATGTCGACAGTCGCTAGCATCATTAATAAGGCACAGAGGCAGTTGCTATCTGGCGCAGTAGAGGAACGCAACAAACTAAGTGCGACCATTAATTCGTCGGTCACCACCCTTGGCGCCACGTATGACCTCGATGGGCTGCGCAAGGGTACCGTATTCGAGATTGACTCTGAACTGTTTTACACGTGGGATGCATCCACAAGCGCCAAGACGGTCACCGTGGAGCGTGGCTTTTCTGGTACCACCGCCGCAGCACACACAAACGGAGCAATCCTTACAGTCAATCCACGCTTCCCACGGGCCCAAATCTTAGAAGCAATTAACGACGAACTGGCCGATCTGTCCAGCCCAATGAACGGTTTATTCCAAGTAAAAATTCTGGACATTGAGTACAACGGTTCAGACAGTATTATCAACCTTCCGATTTTTGGTGGGATACAAGACCTTATTGATGTGCGGTTGCGCTACACATCAGACAGTTACCCTCTAATTCGCAAGACCCAGTTGGTTCGAGACTTGCCAACACTCGATTTTCCATCTGGTTATGGCCTTAAATTCAACGCTCCGTGCCGGTCAGGTGACCTTCGTGTAACTTACAAAGCGCCGTACACAGCGGTGACTAGCGAATCGGACAACCTGCAAATAGTGGCTGGAATCTCTGCTCAAGCAGAAGACATTCTTGTCATTGGTTCCCAGGTTAGGTTGATGGCTCCCCGCGAAATCCGTCGCAACTTCATTGACGCGCAAGGTGATACCCGCAGGTCAGACGAAGTACAGGCCGGGGCAATCGCCAATAGCGTGACCAACCTGCTTCGTTTGCGTCGTGACAGAATCCAAGCAGAGGCCATGCGCCTAGCCCGTCAGTACCCCACATTCCTAAGCAGGGACTAGGGTGGCAAGTCTAACGACGTTCACCTTCCCCTTCGTCGGAGGGTACTCGTTTTACACCGGCACTGGTTCCACCACGCTGGTGCCAGACGTATTCCCTATTGGTTTAAATGGGCGCCCCTACATGCTTGACATGCGTTCTAACAAGTTCGTGTCTGGCCACGAACCACGTATCCGCGATAGCGTTGACCAGTCCACCATCCCCGGCGAAGCGGCAATTAACCCTGGCGGTCTTTGGCGTAGGTCGGCTATTTCTTGGCACGCTGGAGCAGGACAAAAATACGGTGACCGCGACGACTCTGATTCATACAGGTTCTTTTCCAGTAAGGGACTCAACCCCTGGACCCGTGGCCAACTATCACTGCTCAACGCAACGGTTAGGAACACAGGCACAAATGCCCCCACTACAAACGTCGGAAAGATTCTTGCCGTTAACGGCAAACTATTTGTAATTGATGGGACTGGCGTTTCCTATGCAACAACAGTGGGCGGCGACTGGACTGCACTTACTATGCCAGCCAGCACAACCGCCGTATATGACATAGCAACAGACGGCACTGTTTTGTTTGTGGCACTAAACGCAACGACCCCAGGTGTTTACAGTTACGACATAGCAACTCCGGGTTCTGGGACCAGAATGGTTCATGACACCCTCACAAAAATTGACTATGTGAACGGTCGCCTTATGGGCAGCAAAGAACACTACCTATACGACGCATCAACAAACGCCTACTCAAGTGGCGCAATTGCTGCTGGCGATACCCTTTTGACTCACCGCAACACATCCTTCCGCTGGGTCGGTGCCGCAGCCGGTTCTGGCTACATTTACTGCGGTGGATACGCGGGCAAAACAAGCCTTGTCTACAAAACTGTTGTTAAGACAGACGGCACCTCACTCGAAGCGGCATCTGTGGCAGCCCAACTGCCAGAAGGTGAAGTCATTACTGGCGTCTATGGCTATCTTGGTTTCATTTTTATAGGCTCCGACAAGGGCGTCCGCATGGCGACCAGCGATTCGGCAGGCAACCTAACCCTGGGCGCGCTCATTCGCACGACTGGATCGGTAGTTAGTTTCATTGGTGAAGACAGGTTCGTTTGGTTTAACTGGAGCAACTATGACGCCACATCTACGGGGCTCGGTAGGTTGGACCTTTCAACCCTGACCGCTCCCAACACGCCCGCGTATGCCAGCGATCTAATGTACTCATCAACCGCCCTGGTCAAGTCGGTCAGTAACTTCGTAAATGCCGCAGGGGTGCAGGTAAAAGTGTTCACAATTACCGGCGTTGGTGTCATCTACGAAGACGCCGCAAACCTTGTTGCGTCTGGTGAACTGGAAACTGGCCGTTTTACCTGGGGGATTCCAGACCGCAAGTTTGTTGCCAAGTTTGACCTTCGAGCCCAACCGCTCAAAGGGACTATTGCTGTTGCTATGCAGTCAGACAATGGAACCTATAGCACGCTTGGCACGTGGTCGGGCTCCTTGGACTCTGAAGAAACATTCAATGGCCCAGAAGGCAAGGTTATAGAAAGCCAGTTCAAACTGACATTTACCAGGTCTTCCACCAATACCGCCACAGGACCAGTGCTTACGCGTTGGACTGCCCGCGCGTATGCAGCCCCATACCGCAGCCGCTTTTGGCAAGTTCCGCTATTGATACACAGCAAAATCTCAATCCGAAACCGCGATTATTTCATGGACGTCAACGAAGAAAGAACCATCCTGCACGATTACCTAGATAATCCCAGGATTGTTGCATTCCAAGAAGGCGCTTCTGCTTATTCGGTCATAGTTGAAGACCTAGAATGGGCACCGGTTGATTCCCATGATTCCGAATGGGCCTGGGATGGGACCTGTACACTAACATTGCGTTCTGTTGAGGAATGAGGTTTTAAATGGCAGCAAAAACTAGGCGCGCATACACGGGTGGATCAGCGGCCACCACAACCACTGGCACACTTGCTCTCGGTGGTGCTTCCGTCAACATTACAGCCGATACGGGTTGGCCAAGCGGCGCACCCTTCTATGTCGTCATTGATCCAGGCACATCATCCGAAGAAAAAATGCTTGTCACTAGGTCGGGAACCGGCCTCACCATTACCACCCGCGGTGCCGACAATACGACTGCCATTGAACACTCCAGTGGGGCATCTATCTACCCCGTGTTTACTTCCATTGATGCAAATGAGGCCAACGAGTTAACCTCAACCTTTACAACCAAGGGTGACCTTGCAACCTTTGACGGCACAACCTTTGCTCGCCAAGGTGTTGGTTCCAACAATCAGGTCCTTGTTGCCGATTCAGCACAGAGCAATGGTATTAAGTGGGCAAACGTCACTTCGGCCATGATTACGGACCTTGAGGTGGCTACTGCCGACATCGCTGATTCAGCGGTTACCGCAGCCAAAATAGCCACAACCGTTGCTGGTTCAGGCCTTGCCGGTGGCGGTGGCACCGCACTCTCCGTGAACGTGGATGATTCCACTATTGAAATCAACGCTGACACTTTGCGCGTTAAGGACTCTGGCGTAGTTGAGGCCAAGATTGCTGACGGCGCTGTTACTTCAGCCAAGATTCTCAATGGCACAATCGTTAACGACGACATCAATGCCACTGCCGGGATCGTAGATACAAAACTGGCAACCATCGCTACTGCTGGCAAGGTATCTAACTCAGCCACGACGGCAACAAGCGCCAACACTGTTAGTGCAATTGTTGCCCGTGATGCTTCGGGCAACTTCACGGCAGGAACTATTACTGCGGCACTGTCGGGCAACGCAACTACAGCCACAACTTTGGCTACGGGTCGCAACTTCTCTTTGACTGGCGACGTAACGGCAGCGGCAATATCCTTCAACGGAAGCGCCGCGGTTGCCCTGTCCACCGCTATTGCGGCTGGTGCTGTAGATACTGCGGAACTGGCAAACAGCGCAGTCACCACGGCCAAGATTGAAAACGATGCTGTCACTGGCGCAAAGATTTCTGGCACTGCGGCGGTCAGTGTTGCCTCGGTAACAACGACTGGCACGGTTGTCGCCACAGGAAACGTTCAGACATTTGGCGACGTTGTTCTTGCAGGCGACCTAAAAACAACCCTTAATACGAACGACGTATTCTTCAATGTTGTTAACAACGGTGGAACGGCGATCATGTCGATTGACTCCAACCAGGGTGTCAACGGTCACGACGTAGGTTCTTCAAGTATCCGTGCTGTTTATTCACGGTCTACAAACGTTATTGGATTCTCGTCATCTTCGCAGCGCTTCAAGGAACAAATCTCTGCATACGAGTTTGACGGAGAAGCGGTCCGTGGCATGGTTCCAGTGCGGTTCAAGTACCGCGCTGACGTAGAAGAATACGGTGATGACGCAGGATGGAACTACGGTTTCATTGCGGAGCAAGCCGAACAGTCTGGGCTCGCAGAACTTATTGGTCGAGACGAAAACGGCCTTGTTGACTACTTTGCATACGAGCGCATGTGTGTTGCACAACAGCAATTGATCCGTGACCTCTATGAAAAACTGGAGGCCCTCGAACTCCGTGTTGCGGAACTGGAAAACAAGTGACCAGCAAAGCAATCGCGGTAAAGTTTGCGGCAAATATCACGACCATAGTGTTGGGTATTATCTCCACGGCATTCATCTTTGACGTAGCGACCTGGGTGACCGCCGGTACGGCGCTGGTCATGTACCTAATTGGCGTTCTCAACAACCTTGCCAACGCAGCCATGGACGGCAGGCTTACTGCAAAAGAAGTAGCAGACGCGGTGGAAGGCGGCTGATGTGGCGCACCCGTACAAAGCACAGAAGGTGCCTGGCACCCTTGCCATGTATGGCAACGGCAAGATACCTGCATCTGCTTTAGGTAAACTCTCTTGCGGCGGCACGGCCTGGGCTTCTAGCGTCTATTCAGGTGGCCCTGCCTTTGCCCTCAATCTCATGTATGACAACGCACTGAAGGATGGCGTAAGACTCAAAGCCGTGAGCGGTGGATACCGCTCCCTAGAAGGACAGGAAGCGCTGTTCTTTGCTCGCTACGACCTTGTTGACTACGGAAGAGTTCCCCAGATAACCCGCCAATACAAAGGCCGCACCTACTTCCTCAAGCCTGGGATGAGCCCTTCAGCGAGCCCTGGCACGAGTCCGCATGGCTGGGCCTGTGCCCAGGATTTTGACGTATCTGGTGGGGTCTATGACTGGCTTTGCAAAAACGGTCCAAAGTACGGGGCGTATTTGCAGGGCCCACCGTCATACCTTGGCAGACCGAACCCCGAATACGAAGCATGGCACTGGCAAATTGCAGACCCAGAAAATCCCACCCGTAAAGTCAAGCGCGCCTGGCGCAAGTTTCTCAAAGCGTTAGAGGGCAAGTGATGCTCATTACAATTCCGCTTGTTTTTATTCTTGCATTCATCTGCATAGCCCTTGCAATACCAGAGGACAAGGACATCTAATGCTTTCCGAGGCAATCATTGTCGCAATTATCGGCCTTGTGGGCGCGATTATGGTTGCCTTGATTCAACGACACCGTGTTGAGTCAACTGAATCAAACAACGTTATGGCTGACTCCTTGAACCGCATTGAGAAAAAACTTGACGGCCACATTGACGATCACCTCAAAGGGGACCTATAGTTCACAACCCCAGGAAAAGGAGTTGTGATGGTCCAGATAACCAGATCCGATTTAAAAGAAATTCAGGTGTTCCTTGCGCGAGTGCTTCCGCGCGGTTACCATGAAGAGGAGCGCCTTGTTGCGCTTATTGAGAAGATAGACCGACAACTTCACTTCAAGGAGAAACCACATGGGTCTAGCGGACAAACTGGAGCAAGCGCCCCAGCCACGAAAGAGGCCGTGCGCCACAAAAAGATTGCTTGATTCGCTAAACGGCGAAGAGCGTTCAGCAATCGAAGAAGCACTGAGCAAAATTAAACTTCGAGTTCCTGGCTATACGGGGCCCTGGCTTACGGGCATTCTGGTATCAGAGGGTCACTCGATTTCATCCATGTCAATTTACCGACACATTAACAAGGAGTGCGGCTGTGCCATTAACTGATAAAATTAACGAAGGCCCAGCAGACAACAACGTTGCAAAACTGGGCAAGATTGCTGAACTGATCGAGCGTCAAGGAATCAGCCTTGAGGAGATTGGCAGCATCAAACGGGTATCTGTTTACCAGTCTCTTACAAAAAACGTTGACGGTGAAGCAGAAGTACATGACCTTTACGGTATCCAGTTCTCGCCTGCATGGGAAGCAGGTCCACAGTGGCCCGTAATCCAGCCCGGCCCAACAGTCAAAATGCCCAAGCCGTCAGTCAAAAAGGTAGCCAGCACCGGCTGGAAAACCTGCGTTGTTCTGCCTGACATGCAGATTGGTTACTACCGCGACGAGCGGGACAACCTTGTGCCAACACACGATGTTGCCGCCATCGACCTGGCTGTAGCCCTCTGCCGCAACTTGCGCCCTGACAAGATCGTGATGCACGGAGATAACCTAGACCTACCTGAGATGGGCAAGTACCGACTATCCCCTGCTTTCGGTCGCACAACACAAGCCGCTATTGACTACGCAACCGTGATGGTGGCGCAACTTCGAGCGGCTGCACCTGAAGCAGAAATCTCTTGGATTGCTGGCAACCACGAAGAACGTCTTGTCAACTACCTGTTAGATAATGCACAGGCCGCATTCGGTCTGAAACGTGGAGCCGCACCAGAGTCATGGCCGGTGCTATCTGTGCCCTACCTGTGCCGCTTCGACGAACAGAACATTAACTATGTGGCTGGTTACCCCGCTGGTCAAGTGTGGGTTAATCAGAAGTTGCGTTGCATCCACGGAAGCAAAGCCAAGTCCAACGGGTCAACAGCCCACCAATACTTGCAGCATGAAAAGACTTCTGTTCTGTACGGTCACGTTCACCGCAGGGAGTGGGCAGAGCAAACCCGCGAAGACTACGACGGCCCCAAGACCATTCTGGCTGCCTCCGCTGGGTGCCTTGCCCGCACCGACGGGGCTGTTCCATCCACTAAGGGCGGTATTGACCTGGACGGCAGGCCTTTACCAGTAACGGAAAACTGGCAGCAGGGCTTGGCTGTGGTCACATACATGGACGGGGACGCCCCCTTCCACCTAGAGTTGGTGCCGATACGTAACGGCTCTATGTTTTACAGGGGTGTTCTTTATGGCAGCGAATTGGCTGATCTGTCCAATTTGTGACATGTCGTGGCCTGCTTCGCAGGGTTCGAAATGTGAGGCATGCAGGGCGCCTGGTGAACCAGATAGGAATCCCTATGACGACCACACATTCGACGATAACTGAGTGGGACCTAGTAAGCATCATCTGGGTGGACGCTTTCGATGGTGATACTGGGTGGACTGAGGTAGAGGAATACGAAGCACAGGAATGCCTTTGTGTTTCTGTTGGTTTTGTTTGGCCAGAAGTTTTAGAAGGCTACATAACTTTGGTATCAGGCTTCATCATCGACGATGAGGAGCCAATCAGGACAGTCTCAAATGTTGCTCATATCCCAACATCTATGGTGCGCCAAATCAAACACCTGGGTGTTAGCACAAAAAAACTTTGTGACACGGTTGTCGTACCATAACTAAACCGACATACTGTTATACAACACCCACAAGGAGGGAACATGAGAAAGCACTACACAGTGTTAAAACCACAGCACGGCAGCCAGGACTGGCTTAGCGCGCGCTGGAAGAATGAACAAGGCGAAGCACGTATCTCCGCCTCCGTTGCCGCTGCGGTCCACGGCGAACACCAGTACACATCGGCTGCTGACCTAGCATTCGAATTGTTGGCGGAGCAACCACCAACACCAAGTAGCCCAACTCCAGCAATGGAGCGAGGCAACCGCTTGGAGCCAATGCTTTTGGAGTGGTCCGGCGACATCAACAACGTCGACGTGATAGCACCAAACGAAATGTTCTGCTATGACGAGGATGGAGTGCGATTGATTGCGACACTCGACGGCATCATGATGCATGACGGAACACCAATCGAGGTCAAGACATCTAACCGCCGTTGGACTGGAGAACTGCCACGCACTTGGTATTGGCAGGGAGTGCAGCAAGCAATCTGCGCCAACAAGGACAGGATTGAATGGGCAATATTTGACTCAGACCTCGAACTGCATGGCTACACCCAGGTAGTTACAAGCGATGAAAAGCAACAGCACATTGAAGCCTGCCGTCGTTTCCTGGCCCACATTGATATGGGTATGCTGCCCGATGTAGCCCAGCCGGAGTACAAGCACGCATCTGCGTTACACCCTGTTGGTAATGGTAAGAATGTGGAATTACCGGAATCAGTTGTAGAGATCGTGGCCTCACTCGCATCGGTTAGGGAGCAACAGAAGGAATTAGACAAGACAGAGGATGACCTCAAGGCTCAAATCTGTTTGTTGCTTGGCGAAGCGGAGTACGGAAACATCAACGGTGAGCCGGTGATTTCATGGAAGACAGCAAGCCGCACAAGTTTTGACGCAAAGAAGTTTGAAGCAGAACACCCGGCCCTGTATAACAAATTCAAAACAACAAGCCAGTACCGTACGGTACGAATCATGAAAGGAAAGTGATGAGTAACATCGTCAAGCACACAGCACAAGACAAGATGGCAATGGCCAATGCACTCGCTAATGCCAACCTATTGCCGCGTGCATACCAGAAGAACCCAGCGAACCTACTGTTTGCAATGGAGTATGCCGACGCAATTGGTGTCCACCCGATGACAGCAGTGCAGTCAATCCACGTAATCGACGGCAAGCCGTCAGCGTCAGCACAATTGATTGCTGGCCTTGGCCGGCGCGCTGGCCACATCGTCCGTGTCAAGTTTGACCGCAAGACGATGACCGCTACCGCCGAGGTGATCCGCAAGGATGATCCTGACTACACATTCCAATCTGTATGGGACATGGACCGTGCGCGTTCCGCAAACCTCACAGGCAAAGCAGTATGGAAGCAGTACCCAGACGCAATGCTCAAGGCTCGCGCCATTACGGAAGTTGCGCGTGACGCATTCCCTGAAGCGTTGTTCGGCGTTGCCTACACTGCAGAGGAACTTGGTGCCGACCGCACAGACGAAGACGGCGCACCAATTCAAGAAGCAGTTGTTGTTGATGCTCCGGCCATTGTGCCAGCAGAGTTTGTCTCATCAGACAATGTGGAGCGCTTCAAGCAGGCTTGTATCAAGGAGGGCTTTGACCCATTCATCATTGCTGACTTGGCAAAGGTTGACCTAAACAATCTCCGTGAAGCAGACATGCCGCAACTACGTGAAGAGTTCAAGCGCGTCCAGCGCCAGCGCCCTGAAAGCGTGATGCTCCGAGAGGAGGACTACGCAGAGCCGGTAACCCCGGCCGAAGTCAAAAGTCGCTCTCGCAAAACTGCAAAGCAAGATGACGAACCAACAGTGGAAGTATCAGAGGAAGTGGCGGTGGTAGAAGATGCCAGCGCGTAGAACCGTTGACCCCAATGGTGTAGAGCGCACCACCGAGATGGTGGCCCTACGTCTTACGGAGTCCCAGTTAGCAACAATCCTGACTATCGCTAAGCAACGTGACAAAAGTGTGTCTCATACTTTGCGTTCGCTGATTGCGGAGGAAGCAGAAAGGACTGGCCTTGTCGAAGAACCGACAGAAGGGGACAGCGTTTGAAACGCAAGTCGTTGAAGCGCTTAAAGGAAATGGATTCCCGTATGCGGAACGCCGAGCCCTGCATGGAACCAATGACAAAGGTGACATCACCGGCACCGGCCCGCTTGTTTGGGAATGCAAAAACCACAAGGAGTTGAAGTTGTCTGAATGGCTAACTGAAACAGAACAAGAACGCCTGAATGCTGTGGCAGACCACGGCATACTGGTAGTAAAGCGTCGCGGCAAAGGTGACGCACTCAAGTCCTACGCCGTCATGGAGTTGGGACAACTAATTAACCTGCTGCGTGAAGCCGGATACGGTGCAGCAACAACCAAGGAGAAAGCATGAATGAAATTACTGTCATCGGAAAGATAGGCCAGACACCAGAACTACGGTTCACAAACAATGGCATGGCCGTCTGCACCTTTTCGGTTGCAACAAACCGCAAGGTGAAGGAAGAAAAAGAAACAACATGGCATGACTGCATTGCGTTTGACAAACTTGCTGAACACATTGCTGGCAGCGCCAACAAAGGCAACGAGGTCATCGTTGTCGGCCGTCTTGAGAAGCGCAAGTTCGAGAAGAAAGACGGAACCAAAGCAGAAAAGGTTCAGATCGTGACTGAAAACTGCGGGTTGTCGTTGCGTTGGGACTGTGCTAGCGTCGGAGCCGGAGAGATATCCGTTGGTGTAGACGCAATCCAGCAGACGTTTTTCCAGGGCGATAAAGAAGAGCCCTTTTAAGCCAGTCGCAGACTGGAACCGACCAAGGCAAGGCCTACGGGCCCCAACAGAAACGGAGTCAGAATGCGATTAGCAACTCTTTTGTGTGTTGTTGTTTGTGTGGCAGGCGGGGGGTCAGTGGAAGCACTGGCCCCCTCTGCTTTCACCGCATCGCCCCCAGAATTGACCGCTGATGTGTCATACATAGGCGGATGGGACAATGTGATGGGACAACTACACGCGGTCGCTGATGCGTTAGACCCTTACCGTGAATTTAAGGGTAAGAAAATCTTTACACACCGCTTTATGGATGCGGTAGCCCAGTGCGAAACCAGCAAGGACCCCGCCCATGTCGGCAAGGCAAGCGCTGAGTACGGAGAGGGCGCAACCTTTCGAGGTGCATTCGGGAACTGGACCACCGCAAACGGTTCAGGAACATTCGAGTACTACGGAGGACGCGAACTATCTGGAACATTCTGGGCAAACGAAGCAACCTATGACGAACAGAAAGTTGTATACATTCGCAAGTCGTTGTACGGTTGGTACGACTCAGACAGGGGAGTATTCGTAGAACCAGCAGGAGTTTCAAACAACAACTGCCTACGGTATGCCCTTCCAATCGAGTATGAAATCTATCAAGGAGTAGGAAAATGACATTTGAAGAATGGGTCAGGTATGGCCTGGAGAAGGGATACTGCGGACCACCAGTGTGCGAAACACACGACGGACTCCCTGTGTCACCGCAGGAAGAAACAGACTTCTATGACGGCGAAGACCCGTGCATACTTATCCTCCGTATCACTGAAGATAAGGAACACCAAGCCGAGATCGCGGAGAACCATTCGCCGTCTCAGTGGCGCGCCCACCCCTTCTACGAAGTGTGATTGCCGACAATGGATACCTCAGCATGGGATGACATTTGGGCACTAAAAGATGCTGACCACACATGGCACGAAGATGCGCTATGCCGCGGCAGTAGCCCTGAACTTTTCTTCTTTGAAGCCGGACAAAGCAAAAAGAAGAACCACGCAGTAGAAAACTATTGCAAGAAGTGTCCCGCTCAAAAACGTTGTCTTGACTATGCGTTGAACAACGACATTCGGTTTGGGGTTTGGGGTGGTCTAACGCCAGCCGAACGCAACCGAATCTTGAGCGCACAAAAGAAAGCCGTGACAATGACATACAACCCAACCACACAAAGGTTTGAGAAAAGTAAATGAAACAAGTGTGGGAATGTAAGTTTTGCAAAGTTAAAGTGACATTGCATATCAAACCGCTTGAGCCGCCGACCCACTCATGTGCTAAGCGCGCCAATCGGGTAATACAATTAGAAAACAAGGAGACAGAACAATGACAACAATCCAACAAGAGAAGAAGTTCATCGACGTGATGGTCGAGTGCGTACGCGCAACCGAGACAGGCAAGATGACAGACAATTTGTACGAAAAAATGTATGACGCTGCAAAGCCATTGCCGCTTGAGGTCATTCTTACTTGCTGCGAAATGGCGGCAGCAATTGTAAAAGAGGAAAACAACCGATGAATAACTTCTTCGAGATAGTCGCAGCAGTTTGTTTTGCAAATTACTTCTTGGCTTTTGTCGCAGTGTTCTCACGGAACATGGCCGATAAAAGAAGGATGAAGAAGTTGATCCAAGAAGCGCTTCAGAAGAAACAGGTTGATGGATAGCGAGGAAATGCGCAACGCGTATCTTCGCGCGACGCAGAGCAACAACAGTATGCGCCTGGCTTACGCTGACCCACCATATTTCAAGCAGGCTCGCAAGCATTACAAAAATCTGCACGAAGAAGCAGGAAAGTGGGACAAAATTGAAGCCCACATCGAACTGATTCAACAGTTAGAAGCAACTTATGACGGCTGGGCCATGTCAGCAACGTCCACAAGCCTTAATTTATTGCTGCCCGATTGCCCACAGGGCACCAGAATCGGAGCATGGGTTAAACCTTTTGCTGCTTGGAAGCCGACTCACAGAATCCAGTACACCTGGGAGCCGGTGTTGTTCAAAAGTGCCAGACCGAAGGGTGGAAAGCAGATTAAATCTGTGCGCGATCATTTGTCGGCCAACATTACGCTCAGAAAAGGATTGCCGGGCGCAAAACCAGATGCTTTTTGTGATTGGATACTGCAAATTTTGGGTTACGAAACAGGCGATGCCTTCGATGACCTATTTCCAGGCACGGGAAGTATGCAGCAAGCAATTGAAAGACTAAAAAATCCTGATGGCGATAGGTAGCGAGCCAGAAATTGGAGTTGCCTTCACAACTTGGGGCAAAATGGATGAAAAATCCAGACAGATTTGGTTTCAAACACTTCGAGAACGTGTTGAACGAGGTAATCTTCTCGAAGGTTACGCAACTTTAGGTTATCCAACACGGAGAAAAGAAAATGGCGAGGAAAACAGAGGTCCCGAACGGTCTTCGGCACATAATTTTGCAGGACTTGAACGCTGGGACGTCACGTAAACAGATCGCAACACGATTTCACGTTACGAACAAAGCGATTGAACAATATATTTTTGAAAACTTCCGCCAAGATGGTTGGACTTGGCGATACAAATAATTTGACAACCGCTACCAAGACCTAGAAACAGGCACAACCGCTACCAAGACCTACTCCTATGCGGGTTTTTGGGGGGTGGGCGAACAGGTGTTCGTTAGGCTTGCCTAACAAGGCGAACAGGTGTTCGTTAGGGCTGCCTAACAGCTGGTATTTTTATGCACGCCGACTGCATAACCAACCAGGACGACACCAGGACGACGCGCACCAGGACGACACCAGGACGCGCACCAGGACGGCGCGACCTGGCGCGCGCGGCGCGGCGCGCTTGCCACCAGGACGACGACCCAGGACGACGACCACCAGGCACGCACCAGGACGACGACCCAGGACGACGCGCACCAGGACAAAAGAGCGCCCAGGACATGACGCAAATGTCAGACGGAACGCGCCTAGACTTGTCCCGATCGGCAACCGCCGACACACAACACAAGGAGACAACACAATGAACACCACACCAACCACCGACACCGCCGACATGGCGGCATGTTGGCAGGACTTCCACGCGGCAATAGAACACGGCGCCCAGCGCGTTTTGTTGTACGGCGTGCCAGGTACTGGCAAGACCACCGCAGGTATGAAGTACGGAACCAACGGCAAAAACGCCTACCGCCTGACCTGCACTAGCGACATGACCGACGCGGAACTTGTTGGCACTTGGCGACGCGTCCGCGACTCGCACACCTACACCGAAGGGGTAGGCGTTCTCGCCTGGCGTGAAGGTGCTCGCCTAGTAGTGGACGAAGTGGACAAAGCGAGCGGCGATGTCCTGGGAACACTGCTGAACTTGTTGGACTCGCCAGAGTCCGCACAGTGGCGCAACCCTGACAGTGGCGACATGCTCACGCCTGCCGCGACATTCTCCGCAGTGGCGACCACTAACTGCGACGACTTGCGCGACTTGCCCGAAGCATTGGTGGACAGGTTCACAGTTTGCATACGCGTCAACGAACCGCACCCCGACGCACTCGCACGACTGCCGCACGAACTGCGCGGACTCGCTCGCGTCCTTTGCGATCGTCCCGAAGGTGAGCGCGCAAGTTTGCGCGCGTTCCTGGAATACACGCGCCTAATTGTGAACGGCATGAACACCGAACAAGCCGCGCGGCTTGTGTTCGGACACATGGCGCACACAATCACCGAAGCACAAACCGCCGCAACACTCGGCACGAAATAGGAGAGAAACAACATGCAACAAATACCCATAGAGCCGCGCGCAGTCGTGGACGAACAACCAGGGGAAAGGTGGACGGCGCGCACTGGCGCGCCGTCCGCGTCTCGCGGCGCGCGCACTATTGCCGCCGAATACGACCCAACCGAACGCGGACACGCCTCGCGCCTTGTTGCACTCGCGCAAGCACGACTAGAACCGCACAACCTGGACGAACAACTAGCCACACTTGCCGCGTACTACGGCGGCGACGGCACAAACACCGACTACCTGCCGCGCTGGATACGGCGCGCACTGCAAATGCAAGCACTCGGCGCAC